TCCCCCATAATATCCTCCATACTGACCACTACCTGCTAAACCATCAGGATCAAATATAAACCTTACCTCATTTGGATTTTCATGATTAAATCCTTCTTCTCTAACAATATTATATGCAGTGTAAGGAATGACATTGTAAACACCAAATTTTTCAGCAATTTCTAATTTTAAGAAGAAGTCACCATACTTACACATTTGACGAATCCAAGACCATAAATTAAACTCAATATTCAATACATCATAAAATAAGTTATAAAGTATCTTTTGAATATTTTCATCTGTGGATTTAATTTGTAAAACTTCTCCTTGTTCATTTTTTAGAGTAGCTTCATCTGATATAATATCTAAAGCAGATGCTATAATTGCATCTGTATCCATTGCTTCATAGTCAGAGTAAAGTTGAGTTCTTAATACTTGGTAGTTAAGTCCTGGGTTGTATATAGGGGCTACATTTGTAGTATTTAGTCTACTATATCTGTCAATTAAAGAGTTAGTTTGGATTTGTCCTGCTCTTTGTACTTGGTTAGAATCAACTACTTTAAGTTGATTACCTCCCACATTTCTAATGATTACATCAGTAGAAAATAAACGTTTTAGTCTTGAGAATACGTCTTTATTTACGCTTGCCATTATATTTTATTATAAATATTAAATGAGCCAACTAAAATCCTCTGTTCCTCCTTTTCCATTATCCATATGATAAGGATTGTCTGAACCTTGGGAGAATGGTGATGCTGATCTAGCACCTATTCTATTAGCGGTCATATTACTTAATGCTTTTCTTGTTAAATCTACGCCCTGTTCTTTAAATCTCAAAGCTGTATCTCTAATATACATACCTTGAGCGAAACTCATTACTAAATCATCATTGTATCCTGACTGAGCTTCTGCTCTTCCATTTTTCCATATAAAAACTCTCATTTCCTCAATCAGTCTTTTTGATTTGATAGTAACTCCTCTGTCACCTATGTACTCTACAAATTTAGATATTACCATAGGTCTAGTTCTAGAAGACATAGTAAATCCAGGAGTCATATTTTTTGTACTATCATATCCCCCATTAAGATAAGAATCAACTGTGAAGGAGTCACTCTTAGGTGAGTAGTATAAATTTTTATATTCTCTGTCTATTGCAGTTTGTATAGCTGCCCAACCAATGTTTGCATTTTCTATAACTAGTAAAGCATTATTATACTCTGTAGCTATACCAACTAATAAATTACCAAAGTCTTTAGTTGAGATTTGACCTTTATACTCAGCCACTTGAGTATTGCTTTCTAAATCCATTACATGAAAAGCAGAAAAGTCTTTACTGTCTCCTCTAGCTACGTCAGCCGTTACCATATAACTTCTTGAGTAGTCAGGTGACTCCCAAACCCATAAATTTTTGTCTACTCCTCTTCTTTCTAGAGGATCACAAACATAAGTTTTATTGTAAAATTCTAAGTACTCATTGTAGAATACTACATCACCTGATGTAGAAAAATCACAATCACACTCTTGGGCTGCAATTCTAGGATCACCTAGTAAGGTATCTTGCTTATCTCTCCATGCTTGATCTCTTTCAGGATGGACATACCAAGGTAGTTTAATAGGTAAGAAGTCATTTATTTGTTCTTCAGCTTCAACCCATGTTTTATGGAACCAATTACCTGTACCATAAGGAGTACTTAATACAATCGAACCACCACCAGTGGCTAGGGTTTGTTGAGCTGAAGCCCATATCTCATTAATACCTTCAATGAAAGCTGCCTCATCAATTAATAGTAAAGACACTGCTTCTGATCTACCTGCATCTGAAGAGGCTGAGGATGCTTTAATTTGGGATCCATTTTTTAGTCTTAGAGATAATTTGTTATTTTCTTCAAAATCTACTCTTAACCAAGAGGGTAAACTGTCGTACATGAACTTTACTTTAGTTACCATGTTTCGAGCAGTTTCTTGTTTAGTTGCTATACATAAAACATTTTTGTCTTTATGAAATAACATTAACCATAAGGAGTATCCTGCAACTAGAGTAGAAATACCTAACTGTCTAGATTTATTAATTATACAGTAGTCATTATTTTGAAATAAACTTAAAACTTTTTCTTGAAAAGGATAGAGTTGGAAATGTATTCTACCTCTTTGTGGATGTTGTATCTGGCAGTATTTCTTCATGAAGTGTACAGGATCTGTAGCACATCTTAAATACTCCTTTTTAATTATATCCTTTATAGTTTTTTCTTGACTCATATAAGTAATATTGCTACTATTACTAAAATAGCTCCTCCCAATCCTAACTTCTTTTCCTTAACATGACGTTCAATCTCTTCATCTTTTTCTTGGATTTGTTTAATGTAAAGAGAGTCTACTTGTTGGTAAGTTTTAATCTGGGTTTGGTAGATGGTTTCTTTTTCTTGGTAAGAAGAAATTAGAGTATCTTTATATTGGATACTCTCTTCAAGTAGTAAAATATTGTTTTCTAATACTTGATTTTCTTTTTCACATGCTTTTCCTTCTTCTAAATCAATGATTATTTCTTTGGCTACTTTTATAGGCAGACATATTAATGTATCATTGTTGGATGTTATACTCACTTGCGAAATACAAGTAAACGTCATTAGAAGTAAAACTACTGATATCGTCAATTGTTTTATCAAGATCATCTTTTATAGTTGATATCCTTTTATTATTATCTTCAATTCTACTTGAAACTTGTATGAGTGAGTCTTGAACACTAACTATATTGGTATTAATAGTTACTAAAGTTTCATTACTCAACTCAATTGACTGCTTCAGTGAATCTATTTCAGCTTGTGTTTTGGTGTATATATCGGTTTTATAGCCAAAATTTATATAACCTCCCAAATATAAAGAAGCAAATATCAGTACAAATATTATAATGTAAAGATATTCTTTTTTCATTTTTCTAATTGAAACTTAAGAGTTTCTAACTCTTTAACTTGTTTTTTTACACCATCAATTTGTTTACTTAAAACATCAGCTTCTTCTTTTTGCTTCTCATCATTCATTATTTTTGAGAGCTTACTTTGCTTTGTTTTAAGTTCTTTTCTTAGTCTAACCAATTCTTTTATTACAAAGTCTAATTTTTCTTCAGAGTTTTTTTTTTATTTTCTTCTTTTATCATAGATGCTCTTCTCTCAATTTCATCACGAGATATATTTACATCTTTTTCACCACCCCATCCACTTAGCTCTTTAAGTTTAGCTATGGCTGCATCTATTTTATTAAGTTTTTCGCCATATTCATCAGCAATTGGCCCACCTTCTGGTTCAGCTTCTTGCTCCATATCACGCATTAATTGTGCTCTTTCTTTTTTAAGAAATGCTAATTTTTTAGCGTTTTTATCACTACCATAAGCAACTTTAACAGCATCACCATATTCTTTACCAAAGTCTGATTTTTTCTTTTTTCGGGCATCCATAGATGCTCTCATTTTCATAAGAACAGGATCATTTGTATCAATGGCTTCATTCAATCCCATTTCTTCCATTGTATAATCAACGATCTTTTCTAACTCTGCTGATTTGAGATAGTTAGCTAATGGCATTCGATTTAATCGATTCATAAGAGTTGTTCTACTAGCGGATTTACCTCTCATTTGGAGAGCTAAATTATATGCTGCTCCTTTCAAAAATCTATCCGTAGCTGCTTCATTAACTACAGCATCTAGTGAAAAAGGTTTTCTATCACCATCTATTTTCCCAAAAGCTATACCTTTATTAGATGAGTAAGAATCAAATGTAACTTCAAATTCTTTTCCATTTTTTAATTTAACTTTTAATTTATCACCTTTTTTATATTTTTTATTTTCTTTGATCTCGTCATTAATATCCTTAGCTTCACTAGTTAAACCTAATTCATCAGATAATTCCTTAGTTTTTTCAAGTTCTTTATTAAGTTCTTTAGCAGACTCAACATCTTCTTGAGATACTTCTTGGAGGATTATTTCTTTAATATATTCTTTAAGTTCTTTTTTTGTCATTTGATAGGGTTTTGGTATAAATATTGCATATCTATAACTTCTTTAATTTGTTGAATTCTTTCTTCAGTAGTTCCTTTAATTGTATAATAAGTAGGAACATATTCAAATAAAAGCTTGTGAATGGTAATGTCAATTTCATCTCGATAAGAAGAGTTAGTCTCTCTTACTCCATTGTCTTCAATAGCTACTCCTTCAGGAGAAACATAAAAGATGTAATCATATTTTCTAATAAAACGTTGAGCATACTCTGCAAAAGCATCATTGTCAATGTAACTTACTTTTTTAGCACATTGAGTAAATGCCATAACATCTATAATTGTTCTATCAGTTATTATATTATCTTGCATCAACTCTGTAACACGTTCCGCCAAAAAGATGGTTTGACCCTCTATAGTGGTTTGATGGTTGAGAGGAATACCTAATGAATTT